AACCGTTGTCTATGTTCACGTAACCTCGGGTTTCCAAGTTGCGTAAGAAGAACGCTACGACGCTTTTATTGGCGTCTATGATGCTTTTGTTGAGCATTCGTTGTGTGATGTTTATTCGGGCTTTCATAGTACTCCCCCTGTTTTAAACTGAATGTATTGTGTAACGATCCGCGGATTGTTGTTATTGAACTCTGCAAACATATTGTCTGCAACCGAGGTTACCTGTTGAACAAACTCAGACCAATCTTGATCCTCTTCCCAATAGAAGGATGCAAGCGCAACGGTCTGAATATAGCTGCTTATGTCCCCTTGTTCTGGAATGGTTTCAACAATCTCAATCTGTGCCGAAGCATCGTCTATCATTTTTGTTGCCGAGTGATTAGGCATCTGAACCTACCTTTATAAGATTTACTCTTACACAGTACCACCAGTATAGAAGAAAGTCAAGTGCAGTTAAGAACACCCCAGACCCGCTGTCCGTGAACCCATTCGCTTATCACGAGCCCCAAGCGTCTAAGTCTTCGAAGGTAGTAGAGCGCGGCATCTAGTTTCATTTTGGCCCGCTCTGCTACTTCAAGGTCCGTGAGCCACGATCCTTTAGCGATAACTTTGATTATGGTTTTAAATCCAGTATCCGTCATTACGAAGGCTCCTGACGTATCGGTCTAGTTCTTCTGCGGCGCACCAGTAGTTTTGATCGGCGTTAGGCAGGGGTTCTTTTACGAACCGTGCATCTTGGCATCTATCGACTTCTCGTCGAAGGAATTTCAGTTCGGATTCTTGAAAGGGGTTGAGTTCTTTTTGGATACGTTTAATGTCTTCTTCTTGCATATTTCTTTCCTTTGTTCTTGAATAACCTCGAACTGCCGTTCTAGTTCGAGGAACTGCTGATCAATTTCGGAGAATAGTTTAATTGCGTTTGGCATTACTAATATCTCCCAGCACTTTATCCAGAAACTTATTGGCGTCTCTGTTAGCCACTCTGACGATACGGGCGTGACCATCATCAAGATTTATGCAGCGCACTATTTTGGGCAGCATATCGTCCCAATCGCCCTGCATACTGTATGACCAGATCATGTACGCGATCAGGGTGGACATTTCATCGGGGTTAAGCTGCGTTGGGCAAGCCTGTATGATGCCTTCTGCCACTTCTGATAGGTGGTTACTCATAAAAACTCCTCCAGTCCCTTAAACATGATCTGATAGCGTCTAGCGCGACCCACGACCCGTTCTATTGGATCGTTTGTTTCTGCCAATACTTCTTCCAGAGTATAACCTTTTTGGGACAGTTCCAGAAGTTTTTGTGCGGCGAGTGAGCGGTTAATTTCCGAGAGCCGCGGTCCGCCGCCCTTGACCTTATTTTTGACGATACCGTAATTAGGTTTTTGGCCCTCGTAGGGTTCCAGCATTCTGGCGTTTTCTATTTTCGCTAGGGTCTTCCACTCTTCCAGTACCTTTAAGTCCATAGTTCCCTCCCAGAAACCGTTTAAGCATTTGCATCATAGCCATTGGGGATTTGGCTTTCACCAATTCCCTCAACCGCCTGTTTTCCTCGCACACGCGTTCGTATTCTTCGCGGTGGATCATCATCAGTGCCTAGTTTTCTGGGCTTCTTTTTGCCCTTCTGCGGACAGGGCGTCCCAATCTTTAATCATGTACGGCAGATCGTTTGCCACGCAGTATCCGGACACGGTATACAACTGCAATTCATTCATTTCCGGTTGAATAACGACTAAGAGGTTTTTGGCGTCGTTATCCCTGTCAAGTAGGCGCATAACAAAGTCACTTTTTTCTTCGTCTTCCCATGCCATACAGCCGTCATCTGTGGTTGCGGCGCACGGTCCGACGATAGCGGACAGGTAGCTTATATGCCAAGCTTTATCGCTCATTTAATTCTCCAAACTCTGAAGCCGCCCATAGTCACGCTTCTCACGGTTACTTTAATCCCGAGGCTTTCTGCTTTTGAATAGATGCCCGCTGGCGCGGTTACATCTGCGACGTGGAAGCTGTCGCCAACTTCCATGTCTTCCAAAAGCGCAAATTTCCCTTTCCGCTGTGACGCGGGAAGGGGGATGTTTTTTTCTATCTTATAGTTCATTCTTCAGCCGCCATTCTAATCACGCGGCGAACGTTTGAATTAAGGTCCGCTAGAAACCCGCTGGATATTTGGATTTTGCTTTGATCTTTTTTGCGGCGTTCTAACAGATAAACGCCTCGGCAGAACTTATCGTTCGACACGGTTTTACCGCCAGTATTCAGTTTACCGTTTGGAAACATTATCTGTTCGCGGTAATTACGATACATAGAAGGCCAGAGGAAGTCTTTATCGTTCTGCAACATGTCAAGCACCGAGATAGCTTCATAATCGGGCAGTACCCGCGTGTAAACACAGTACGCCATTGCGGCTTTAAACTGAACCGAATTAAAGCACCGATTGTTTTTTACCCAACGAGTGTTTTGATTGAAGTGGTGCAGGATATCTCCCATATAAGTATCCGCGATCCGCGACACGGTGGCCTCATCCTTGAGCCGTCCTTCTAATCCCGCGCAGCGCATGAGGTATAGTATGGGCAGCACTATGTTGCTTTGGTTTAATCCTGTAATGTCTGCGACTGTTCGGGCTTTACCCAAGTCCAGAGACGCGTACAGTCTTTGGCACTTTTCGGGCGACTCTATACGGCACTGCACCACTACACCTTGGTCAGCGAGAATTACAGCCATACATCTATTTTGACCATTGTATAATACACCGTCTGTATCAACTAACATAGGTGTTTCCATTGCGTCTACGACCCAGCGGCCTTGTTTAATTTTAAACGCCAACTCCTTAACGTGTTGATCTTTAAGCCCTCTGTGGATTTTTCGGTTGCTGTTCCAGTTATTGTTAAGCAACTCTGTCGCGGCTGCTTTATCAAGAAAGCGTGACTCAATCATTTTGTTCTCCTTTGTTTGAGTAAAGCTAAGATAAACCAACTATACGAGATAGTCAAGTACGGATAATAAATACTTGAACAACCCCTTAGTCGTAGGTTTTTAAAACGGATTTAAATCAGCATTTAAATCCGTCACGTTAACGTCGTTAGCGTGATTAACCGGACAAGAAAAAACCCTCACCGTGGGTAAACGGTAAGGGCTTAATGTTTATTGGAGAACAAACATCAGTATCTCGGAAGAGATGCGTATTACATACGCGATAATATGGGAGTGGTCAAGCTTCTTCGTAATATTGCTTGAGTTTATTCCGGACAGATTTCAGTTTGCTATATTGGTCGAACATAAACCGTAGCTGTCCGCTAATGGTTCTGCCTTCGATTGCGGAAAGTATCTTCAGTTCTCGGTACACTTCCACCGGAACAAGCACTGATTTCCATTTTGTAGTATCCATCTTATGCGCCTTTGTGCGAGTTTCTGGGACTATATAAGATAAACGCTTGATGCACAACAAAAAACCCCCGCCTTGCTGAACCAAAGCGGGGGAGTTGAAGAGCAGACTATACTGCTTCGCCCCATGACGGACCCAACTCAACGTCACAAAGGCTTGGCACCTCTAATGGTACAGCATTTTGCATGATTAGTGCAACCTTTTCGGCCTCTTCTCTGGACTTTACTGACATAGCCAGTTCATCGTGTATTTGCAGCATGGGCAGATAGCCCTCGTTATACAGATCGACCATAGCTTTCTTGGTCATGTCCGCGGCGGACGCTTGGATCAGCCTGTTGAGTGCTTTGTATGTGTACGCTCTGACCAGCGGAGTGTGCTTACCGTGCTCTAACACCGCTTGCTCGAACGGCAGGGCCTTAAACATTCCAAACTGTTTTGGTTCCCACAGATCGAAACGGCACTTTCTGCCCAGTAGGGACCGCACATGCCCAAGACTACCCCTCTGACTAAGGTGGTTCTGTACGCCCTTCATTAGTTCTTTCACAAACGGCACCCGCTCATGGTACTGGTTGATTAGATTTCGGGCCTGTTCCTCGGGTAGATCAAGTTCAATCGCCAGCTTACCCACGCCCATGCCATACATAATGCCGAGGTTCACGGTCTTCGCTTGTTTACGCGGGATGCCCGCCATATCGGCCACCATCGTATGGAAGTCGGTCCGCGGATCGTCATTATAGCTTTGTACAAACTCTGGGACGCCCCCTAGCACTCTGTTCTGGCTTTCACCGAAGGCGTGTGCGTAGTGAACCAAGATGCGCGGTTCTTGTTGGGAGTAGTCGATAGCGGCCCATTGTTCGCCTTCTTCTGGCAGG